ACATGAAAGAGATATGGAGAAAAAAATGGTACGAATTAGTAAAAATAATAGGAAGGAAATTAGATGAGTCTAAGATTGAGAGATCTACAACAAATTCTAGGAAAATTCACTGATGGTAACAAGGGCACTGCCATATCTGATTGTTTCATTTATATGGAAACAGATAATGGACAACTTGCAGAAGTAGGTAGAATAGAGCTACAGGAAAGTAAATTAATAGGTAAGATAAATAGCTCTGCCGCCTGGCGTGTAGTTTTAAAACAAGACAAAAAATTTATTAATTTACAATCTACAACTTACAAACAATGAACATAGATCTAGTAGAATATCCTGATGTATTTTTAAGAAATATAAGTAAAGAGGTTACGTTTCCACTAGATGATAAAACAAAAAGATTAATTAAATGGATGGCAAGAGCCATGTATCAAAATTTAGGTATTGGTTTAGCTGCAATACAGGTTGGATACGAACTTCGTATTTTTATTATGGATTGCACAAGAGCACAAAATAATTACCAAGTATTTATTAATCCTAAAATTATTAAAACAAGTGATGAAATGTTAACTGACTATGAAGGTTGTTTATCTGTACCAGGTAAACAAGGTGAAGTAAAAAGATATCTCAGAATTACTATAAACTACAAAAATGAGGAAGGAGAGGAGCATACTAAAACATTTTACAATTTAGAGGCCAGATGTATTCAACATGAACTGGACCACCTAGATGGTAAATTATGCATAGATTATGAAAAAGGTGAGTATAGTCGGGACAAACATAAGTCCCAAACAATGGTCGAATCTGATTTTAGAGTTAAACATAATACGTAAACAGTGGGCACCTTATGCTAAATTTGAAATTCAAGGCCCTGGAGTCCGAAAAATCATTAAAAATGGCACAAATGTGTTCAAATTACCACAGAAATAAGGTAGATGTGCCAAGGTATAGTGAAATATTTGAGCAAATTTTTTTTTCAGTGATAAGAAAAAACTCGTGGCACACGTGGCACAGGGTAAAATTGAGCTATTATCGTTGGTATTACTGGCTAAATGGTGTGCCAAGGGTGTTGGCACAGCCTGGCACAGTATCCTACTCGGCGTGCGCGACCCTTTTTGTTTTTATGAAAACTTTTTTGCCCAAAAATTCTACTTATAGTATAAGATCTCATGCCTAGACAACCCAAGAAATCAAAGTACAAATCAGTCGTTATCAAAAAGAAACGATACTACTTTTACGAGATCCTGTGGGAAGATATTACGGCGGATGGGGGCCATGCGACGGCTTTTGAGTTCATGGGATTCTTGCCCAGTAGAATGGTAACGAGAGCGTACGTATTTGAAAAAGATAAAAAGTATGTAAGAACCTTTGCATCTTACGAAGTTAATGAAGAGTTATTTTCTGATAGAAATGTGTTTCCAAAATCATGTATAATAAAAATGGAGAAAATAAGTGAAAAATAAAACCTTGACTAAAAATATGCCCTACGTAAAATGGGACCAACTTCCACCAAGGAAGGGACCTAACCCACAAGGAGTAAATTATGGGATTAATAAAAAAAATAATAGCAAAATATCACGAGTTATATTGCAGAGCAAACGAAGTGACTAATCGGATTCAGGGTTTAACTCTGATTCTGATTCTTCTTGTTCTGATTCTGGGCTAACATTCTTCATATTATTGACGTACTTATTTTCCAAGTAATCTTGGAGTTCTGCTTTCGTCATTTCATTTAGTTTTTTAGTTGCATCAATATGAACGTGTACGTTTTCTTTGTTATAAAAACCATTTGCTTGGCCTCTTCTATATTCTGTATTGGAGGCCACAGCATAAGTCTGTGGTTGTTTCATAGATAAGTTTCTAATTTTACCCATCATGCCCATGTGTCTGTTAAAATCAGTTGAGTGTTGGTCTATGTTCTCCTGTCGTAGCTTCTCCATGTATTGTGCCACCAAAGGATATTTTTTAGGATTCTTAAGGTCAGATGCATTTTGCCTTGGTCTATTCTTGTAGCCAGCCATAACTGCACATTCTGTTTGATTAAACTCACCATCATTAAAAACCATTAATTCTGCGAATTTCATCTGCCTTTGTGTTAATGCAGGCTTTCTACCCATCTTTTTGCTTACTAAATCAGACATGCTCAAAGTATACTGATTGTTACGAAAAAAGTCAATTTTTGTACGATTATGTATCGATTTTAGTACGTAAATGTGTAAGAATAAGTACAGGTGTAAGATGAAAAAAGAGAGCAAATTTTGGCAGTTAGTTAAGAAAAAAACACCCCAAATTCAGTGGACTAGACTGGAGTCTTGGGCATCTTTCGGCGTGCCAGATCTGTTGGGATACAATGATAATTGTGGTTTCTTCCTGGTAGAGTTAAAGGTAGTTGAAGGTAACAAAGTTAGGTTCTCACCTCATCAAAAGCTATTCCACTTAACTAGGAAAAAGCGTAACTTTATTCTTGTTAACCAGCCTTCCCTTAAGCTGGTTAAATTATACGAGTCTAGCTCGATCCCCGGTCTGCTTGTGGACCACCGCGAAACACCTTCCCTCGCAATCAACGATTGGGATCATATTCAGCGTTGCTTGCTCGCTCGCTCGTCGGACGCTTGAGCGCTTGTTCGCTTGCTCGCTCGCTCACTTGCTCGTTCGCTTCTTTCAACGTCATAAACTTTAGCTTGAGCCCCTTCTCCTTCAGCTCTTTGATTCGCTTCGGGTTCCAGTAATACATTAGAATCATTCTAATGTGCGAGATACGCAACATTTTTGACTTTCTTATCCCAACACGCCCGGCAGCTTTTACACTCATTGCCCTGCTTTGGAGCGGGGCAGGTTGCCTTCTTTGGATCAGTCACGACGGTGCTGGTATAGTTCCAGCCCCCCGCCGCTTCCTGATCGACCATCGGCATAGAAAAAATTAATTTTAAATTCTCCGGCGCTTTGTTTTGATACTTAGCCGTCCAAGCTTCTCGAGTCGGGAGCCAGTGTTGAACGTCCGGGGTTCTTTTTGCAACTTCAAAAATTTTTGCTAAGTGTTTCAAGTCTTGGATATCTCCAGAATCGTGCCATCTAAAATATTTAGTTTTTTTATTTGAGATCTGCAGCGTCATCGCTTTGACCCATAACGGGTGACGGATGGCCTTCAATCTTTTATATTGCGCAGCTTGCACAACTTTGAAAACATAGCAGCCCTTTAATGCATAACAGCCGTAACACGTCGAGCCCTTAATCTTTTGGAGCTTGCCCCCGGTCTTACATTCTTTAGCCGGTAAACCATAAGCGTGGCCCGGCATCTTGCTGGGCTTTGATAAACTTCCTGTTATTTCTTTTGCTTTCTCAATTCTCATAATATCCCATAATAACATTTTTAATTTTATTTGTCAAGCTGTCCCGGGTCATTATCCCGGGGATTTATATCCAGCTTGCTTGAGCCCTACGGGCCCACCCTCCCACCTGCTTGCGAGCTTGCGCTCGCGCCCAGGTTGAAAAGATAAATTGATCAGTGGTGAGAACTCGCATTTCTGCATCATCTATACTCACTTTGCGGATCACTGATCTGACCAGCAACGCTAGTTAACTTTGTACAGCGCGTCGCGTTAACTGATCCCAGGTCCATTGTCTTTCTATCAGGCATATTTCAAACTATTTCATTTTAGCCAATAGACCAGGGATCAGTGGTCCGCTACCGGTACAGTCGCGAACCCGTCCCACTGATCCCAGGTCCTAATCTCTTCTGCGCACTCCGAGCGTCATAGGACCAGGGATCAGCCGTTAAAAATTAATTAACGGCGGTTCCTCATATTCTACTTCTAACACCGGACCACAATCCCTACAACTATAACCATCCTCAGACCACCAATCCGGTTTGGTATCTTGCCCACAAAGTGGGCAAGTCCAATCGTCAAATTTAAAAGCTAGTTGATTAAATTTCTCTATTTGCATAGCTTTCTAAACTTTCTATTTTTTTCTCTAGCTCTAAAACTTTAGTAGCTAGTAATTTTGAGTTTTTATCAAGTAATGCAGCTAAATTGATAAGACCATCTATTGTAGGATTACGATCCTCATTTAATTGCATTGCAATCTTAACAGCCGTGACGGCATCTTTAGTAGTTATTGTATTTAATAACTCTTTTACGTTTTCTTTTGACATATTATCTTTTCTACTTTCTCTAAGCTTTTTGCTTAGACTATAAACATAACATAAAATCCCATAATTAAAATGGTCAAAGTTGTCGCACCCATATCTTGTGTCAAGGAAATTATGGGATACTATGTCCAAAATGGGTTTTTCTTTGCTTGTGACCTCGGGGCCCACCCACCCAAAAGAATAAAAAAAAATAAAAAAGATTTGACTTGTTTTATTTATTATGTTAGAAAATCCCATAACAGAAAGGATAACAAATGACTAAAATGACAAAGTATCAATTAGAGCATTTTGAAAATAAGGTTAATAGATATTTTCAACCTCTGATTGATGAGCAACAATTATTAATTAAGCAGTATAGAACTGAAGCGACTAATAATGTTGTTAAAAAACTAGCAAAGAAAATGGGCGCAGATAAAATCTTGGCACAAATGAAGGAAGCTGAAGAGTTTATGAAGGAAGCTCAAAACAATGCTAAAACTTTTTTTGAGAAGCAGTCAAAAAAAGAAAAAGAAAATAGACACTTATCATATAAATTTGACCGAGATGATACAGACAGGTTAAGTTTAGAAGATTGCGAAGAGCAGTTGCGAGAGTGGGCTAAAGACTTGGTTGATAGGGAAATTGAGAGAAGACCTGAAGGCGCTAAACTCAAAGACCTAAAAGACCTAAAACAAAAGGCAATAGATAATGTTATGGAAAGTGGAACGCCAGACGAACTTAAACAAAGTTTAAATTTGGTTGTTAAACATATTGGTTTAACTTGGAATGTTGACACCTCCAAGATTAAGGCAATAGCTCAAAGTTAAGGGTTGACTAATGTTATGGGATTTGGTATAAAATCCCATAACATAGAAAGGATAAAATGATTGATAAACTAAACATAGGTCAAAAGTTTATAATTACTTATAGACCAATGACCCACAATGGTGAAGCAAGACCAAAGTTAAAAGACGGCAAGACTACAAGACAAATAACAAGACGCGCACAATGGAATGAGAAGTGTTTAATCAAGCGTGATCAAGATAATAATATTAGATACATAACTTATTATGATCTTGACCAGCAGGGTTATCGTTGCGCGGTTGGCAAAGTCTGGATAACAAGTGAGGTAGCGTGAATAAATATTAATTAATACTTGACACAATATATAGGGTATGGGAAAATCCCATACCCTATGCAATAACTACATAGCTCGAGAACTCTGGGCCCACCCACCCGAGGGGTCCCAATACAATCCATAATTGTGCTTGCAAACCAGGGGCCCACCCTCCCCTAGACAGAAAGGGGTCCCAACGACAGGACATATACAGTTTGTTTTAGTCTTAAATAAGTGATAAATTTGAAAAGAGGAGAAAACAGAAGTGAAAAAAATTCTGCAAAAATTTTTATGAAAGCCGTTGAAGCATTTAGAAAAAAGACTAGAAAATATTTTAGGAAAGAACATACAGATCTGCAAACCAAAGAAGAGATCTTAGAGTTTGAAAAAGCCCACAAAATATTAGAAGAAAAAATCAGACAGGATGAAATTAAAAATAATTTCATGGCCTTTGTTAAATGCATGTGGCCAGAGTTTATAGAAGGTAAACATCACAAAGAAATAGCAGATAAGTTTGATCAGATTGCAAAAGGCAAAATAAAAAGATTAATTATTAATATGCCACCAAGACATACTAAGTCTGAGTTTGCATCTTTCTTACTACCTGCATGGATGGTTGGTAGAAAACCAAATTTAAAAATTATACAGACAACCCACACAACAGAACTCGCGCTCCGTTTTGGACGTAAAGCTAAGACGTTAATTGATTCACCTGAGTATCAAAAAGTATTTAACACAAGACTCAGAGAAGATTCACAAGCCGCGGGCAAATGGGAAACTGAACAAGGCGGTGAATATTATGCAGCCGGTGTTGGTTCAGCAATCACGGGCCGTGGTGCGGATTTATTGATTATCGATGACCCACACTCTGAACAAGACGCACTGAATCCTGAAGCTTTGGAGAAAGCTTACGACTGGTATACATCAGGACCACGTCAGCGTTTACAACCAGGTGGAGCGATCGTCGTGGTTATGACTCGTTGGAGTCTAAAAGATTTAACTGGTGCACTAATTAATTCACAAAAACATATCAAAGCAGATAAGTGGCACTTGATTGAGTTTCCTGCAATCATGCCATCAGGTAAACCTGTATGGCCTCAGTATTGGAA